GACGGTTACATCTACCATCTTCTCTTTAGCCGTGTTGACAAGTTCCTCTGCGTTTTCTGCTGCCTGCATGGCTACCGTTGCAGTTGCTGCCGCTGTTTTTGCGACACTATTGGCATAATCGGCTGCATCCGTTGCTTTCTGTGCTGCCTCCTCTGCCGGTTGTTGCAACAAAGAGAGTGGCGCACTTACCATCTCATCACCTCGTATTGCAGGCAAAGAGTTAACGCCATCAAGTGTTTCCACTTGTTCCAACTCATCCAAGCTCAAACTTTCCGCTTTAATCTCGCTGAGCACTTCTTGTTTTTCTTCATCTGTCATAATATTGCTATTTTTATGTTGTTACTATCCTATATTTCTTGCACGACCTTGTATCAAGTACCATCGACCTCCAAGAGCTTTAAACACGATAACCTCATTGGGATACAGATAAACCCACTTGGCATAAGACCCAGGACTTCCGGCATCCGTTGATTGTGGAAAGTATATATCATCGTACTCTTTGTTGATACTGGTCAGATATAAACTCTTTGAATCGGCAGATGCCAATTGCAGGTACATGAAGGAAAGTTCAAGTCCATCATATTCATCTGCGATGGGTAATATCGCATAGTTCCTATTGGTTTCACCCTCATTATCCGTATGCTCCAACGTATCCCAGAAGTACATACTATAGGGTTCGTCCGTCGGGTCTATGTGATATCCGTTTGAAGCGTTGTGCAATACCTTCGAATATACGAGGTTGGCATTCACCACACCGTTGAAGCTGCCATTGTTCGCTTGAATACTTCCATCTTCCAGAATCCGGAAGTTTCCATTGGCGGTCACAAGTCCCTCCAGTTGGAGGTTGTCTGCCGTAAGTTTGATGACTGTCTTTCCATCCGAACCTTCGACACCAACACCAATGAGAGCTAATTTACCATCGGCACCCTGCATATAGATTCCACTTCCTTCCGGTTGTACCAAAAGACCGGTTTCTCGCAATAGATTATCGTCCTTATCATATATGGCAGCACTCAACTTAGCCAATCGGTCGCTCTGTTCAAACAATGTTCTGTACTTGTACGTAAGGCTGTCTATCTCATCCGTACTCAATACAAACATATAGATGTAGATATCACCATCAAAAGCCAACCGGAAATCGCCTGTACCGTTCCAAAGGCCACTACAAGTATATTGTACATACCCATCTGTCTCCGTCAAACTCTCAGACACCTCCATACTATTGTAGGCTGCAAATCCGGTCTTATCCACATTCTTGAACGTTATTATCATTTTGCCGGCCTTAGCACAACGATAATAGAAACTCAGATACACAGGAAGGGCTTCCTTCTCACCGTCGCTATTAGTATGGTAAGTTGGCTTATCACGCAAGTTTGCGTTCTTCTGCTCAATGTATCGGTTCTGAATCCGCACAACGGTACGTTCCATATCGGTTGTCACGTAAGCTCCATCACCCTTTTGGCTCAACACCTTATTGTTCGTCCATATCCATTTGTTTCCCACCAAGAAAAACACTGCATCGTTGTTGGTGTTCCAACCCGTGAACCCACTTGCAAAGGTGGGGTTGTTTAAAATGCCCTTATCCTCTGCCAACTCATTGCGGAGTGCCGTAATGGAACTCTGAACCTTCCCCTCCTGAATCTCAAATTTGGTTTGTATATCTTCACCGGACGCAAGAATAAACTTGCCCTTCAGATAAGCATTGTCCGCATACAATCCATCACCACTCGGCTGATCATCACCAAAGGAACTATCTACTATCCCATCCAGATTACCCAGACGGGCACGCAAACAACCGGACAAAGAAGTACTTTTGACACCGTTCAACACATCCACTCGCGGTTGTCCATCGTCCGTTGCGGAAATGAGTACAAGATTCTGTCTTGTCTTGTCCTTTGTGTTACCCATCAGCACCACTTCATCACCCACAGTTGGCTCGGTATCGTACTTATCGAACGTATATATTGGTATCGTTACCGTACCGGAAGCATCCACTCCTTTAATCTCCACCCAATAAGCCTGATATTCTTGGTGTGACGTGTCGAACTTAGCACACCGGATAAGGTCATTTACAGCGAAACCACCTGCATTCTCAAAGGTTATGTAATAGTTGACACCATCCTTTGTCACCTCACGGATTTTGCCATTGGCAGCACTCGCCACTATCTGACCGCCCACACTGCGCACCTTGTCTATAAGAAGTTCCAACACACGCCACGTCTGCCTTACGGTTAACGTATCAATGGTAAGATGGGACAGTCCATCCTCCATCCACAGCTTCAGCCCCTCGCCTGTAAGACCATCTACAAAGTTGGGTGTCTGTAAAAATTGTGTCAAGACAGCACTCAACATCGTAGTATTACCATCGGCATCCATTCCGTTGTCACCTTCCACACCCACCTTGAATCCCTTCTCCATGGTGAGTTTCCCCTTCACCGCATCATCCTTTTTCTTACAAACAAACTCTTGTTGGCTACGTTTGGATGAAAACAGATTATTATCCGTTGGGGTCGTATTGTCCCAAGTGTGTATCACCGCCGGAAGGGAAATATCGGCAATCGCCTCTTTTGCGTAGCTCTTTACTTCACCGATACTATCGTTTATTTTATCCAATGCACCGGTCTGAAGGGCATCACTGATTTCCAAATCCACTATGGTAGGATGGTTCACGTATCGGGTAAACTTAGTGATACGGCTGTCTCGGTATCCAATACCAAGAAAATACTTCTCACTGAGTAGTCTTACACGTCTACCCAAGTACAGTTCTACATCGTTTTCCTCCATCCACACATGGTCTGTAGTACCCTTGTAGATGTTTATATCCTGCCAATGTTCATCGTTATAAGTGTTCACCGCCTCCAAGAACTCCTGTTCCGCTGCCGGATAGTACTCGTCCGGCATACGAATGTTCCAAAGGATGTATTCATCGCCTACCTTCGGGATAAGACTTCCACCCGGTAACTGCGTATCATCATCGTAGGGCCAAATGGTTATAATCTCAAACTCACCGTTACGGGTGCTATAGTTCACCTCAAAATAGTGATCATCATCGGAACCCAATCCTGCAAGATTACCCGTTTGGAAGGACACACGTTTCACCTGACTTGCCAACTCATAATCGTTCGGGTCGAAATCCAAAGTACTATCCTTGAAATAGTAGATGGTGTACGGATTCCCATCATCATCCTTCACCTCGGTGCTGCGAACACTCGTCACCCTGCCTACACGTTTGGGATATATATCGGCAAAAGCATCCTTCTCGTACTGGTCATATATTCCGTACTGGTCTACTCCGATTTCCACATACTGTTGTCCACCCGGAAGCATAAGACGGCTATATCCGTACTTCTCGGGGTCTATGTTTCGGCTACTACCAATCGGGAAAAGACGTGTGTAGAACTTGGCAGAGGAATTCACATCACACTCCAAGTCCAACAAACCGGCACCGTACCCAAGTTCAATCGTGTTACCCGTAATACATCGGCAGATGTTAACGGTCTGTCCCTCTATCCACCATTCCGCTTGTCCGCCGACCGCTTCTGCAATCTCCTTCAGAGCGTCATCACAGTACTTACCCTCATAGTCTATCACAATATAATCGGTTCCTTCTACCGTTCCCACCTTCCAGTCCGTGGTATTACCCATTCCGGCATTGATGCACTTTACAATCATTGCCACGTGCTCCTTGGGTGTTGCGGTTAGCGTGAAGACCGGTTCTGAGTTGCCATCGGTGGTTTCAAGAACAAGAAAACGCTTTATGAGGCTCTCTATACCATACATCTTCAAATCGTACTCCCACTCACCAAGGCTCTTTTCCGTCGGGGCATAACGCTCCATCAGCCAATAACGTTCCCCTTCAAACTCACACCAATCATTGACATTCAGTTGTAGATGTTCCCAATAGGTAAATGTGAGTGCAAGAACATTATCGCCTTGTACCTCCTTGGTCTGTGTACTGCTATCATCGACAGCAATATCAGCCTTCTTTGTTCCGTCTTTGTCGTATATCGTTATAACCATATTCTAACGGCATTTGAATGTTGTTTAAATGATGGGCACCGGTTCACGGAATTTTACCTTGAACTTCCCGGCGTGAACGCCCTCCTCCCACAAGTATGTAAGCGGTGTAAACTTGGTACTCTCAGTGTACTTCACGTGCAAAGTAAGATCAAGCTGCACAAATTTTATGTCCAGCCAACCGTTCTTTCCTGCCTTCAAGAAGTTGATAAACGCAAAATAAGAAGTCATCCACTTCTCCTTTGTCTTGGCATACAGTGCAAAGTTTAGAGTAACGTCACGTGGTTCGTTCTTGGGTGTAAGAGTGGCGGAATATTTCTCACCATCCTCCTCACGGATATTGACCGCTGTATCCTCCTTTGTCTTGCTTGGAGTGAGTATGGCTGTAAGATTATCCATACCGCCACGCTTATCCTCCACGAGGAACGCACCATATTTTTTCCAAATGTCTGAACTGTTTATCAGCACAAGTCCACTCAATATCTTATCCATACTCTATTTCACTTTTATTCCATCACGTATCATTTGCTTCTGAGCGGTTCGAATCTCGGCAAGTATATCCGCCGTGTTTCCGGTGTTCTCCGCTATCTTTGAAAGATGATTCTCTGCAATACTCATTTTGTCGGCAATAGATATCATCTTCTCATCCATACTACTCCAGTGTTGAAGACCATTGGTAAACAGTCCCTCCAACTTGGTACCTTGTTCCTGCGTCAGTGCCGAGAAACTACCCGTATTACCACTTTGCGATACAGAGGTCTCGTAACCCGTTACCTTGGCAAGTTCGTCACGTAGAGCCAACGCCTCGTCCACGTACTGCATATATTCCTCGGACAATGAATTGCGTTCTGCTTCCGTTAGTTCGCCATCCTCCATAGACTTACCGAACTCATTCCACCAGTCTTCCAATTTCTCGCTATACAGTTCGCCTATCTTATTGGAGAGCATCGCCTGCATGAAGTACTCCGAGATATCATCGGCAGCATCCTCGGCACTGTATGTCATGTCCATAAGATTATCTATGAAACTGTCATACATACTATCAAAGGAGATGCCTGTAAGACCCTCGTACAACTGTTCCGTTAAATCTTCCAGTTCTCCGGCTTGGTCTATGTAGTCATTCAACTTATCTGCCACACTGTCACCATACCCACCTTTACCGGTATCTTTTATCTGCTCCCACATATCCACATTGGAACGGAGTGCTTTCATTTCTTCCGGACTGAGGTTCCATATATCTCCATCCCAATCACGACCTATCTGTTTGCTCAGTTTGTCAATCTGTTCCTGACTGTATCCTTCCCAATAGTAGTTCCATGAGTGGTGAGCGTTGTGGTAACCTGCTTGTGCCTGAGCTATATCCAGATAGTTCTGGTTGGTCTCCTTCTGCATCTCGTAAGCATCACGATAAGCAGATACACTCTTGGTTCCTTTGCTACTGCTAATCTCGTCCGTCAAGTCCTCGATGCTCGTTTGCAAGTCTTTGTTCCTGTCTGTCAACTTCTCAATGGTTTCCTGCACCTCCTTGGCATTGCTACTGTCAAACCAAGAAGAAAAGCCACCCCAAGTTATGCTGTCAAGTATGTTGGTTATACCGTCTTTAAGAGAGTCAAACAAGGAGACAAAGAAGTCTCCGCTGAGTATATCACCAATAATACCGCTCACTGCATCGAACACGGCATCAAGAATGCCACTTACCACCGTAGATAAACCATCCTTGAACACATCAATGATAGCCACAATCCAGCCTATAATCGGAACATCCTCCAACGTGTCGGCGATTTTGCCGAAGACATCACCGAGTTTTCCGCCCATCTCTTTAGCGGACTTGCCAAACGTGATAAGACCCTCGTAGGCTCCGCTGATACTACCGGAAGACAATGTTTGTAGACCGGATATTACGCCCTCCATACTCTGTTTTAAACGGCTCGCTACATCCGTCATTACAGTATTACTCGTATCCACAGCCTTTTGCATGGCTTCTACGTTGGTAGATGCGGCTTCCTCCTGCTGCTGAGCACTCTCCAAAGCAACTTTTGCAGCTTCTTTATCTGCATCCGTACCGGAAATCATAGCCGACGTATAGTTCGTCTGAGCTTGCTGAAGAGCATCGTAAGTCTTTTGATATTGGTCCTGTGCTTTCTCCAACTCCTTCAGATTTTCCTGATAGT